ATGATATTGCCCCTGAAATCCAGGCCTTGTACGACGATGATCTTGATGAGGAGTTAGAGTCCCACGACTCTGATTCATCAATTGATCCAGAGTATGAGAACGTTGCGATCGTCATAACGGGCACCAGGGATACTTTCGTCCTTGATGATGTCTGTTATAAGAAAGTTGGTGGCGACTTAGTTGGCTATAACCCGGATATTCGTGCATGGGGTGGTTTCACCTACCCGCACCCAGTCCGCGTCGTGCGCCCCCACACAATTCTACGAAACGTATCCGAAGGAAGAGTCGGATCGTGTGAGCTTGGGGGAGATCAGGTGTTTGTCACCAACTCACCCTTTGAGATCATACGTGATTTCGTTATTGAGGCTAAACATCATAAGTGGTTTAAGATGTTCCGTCGGTTCCTCGCCGACGCCGGAAGTAATGCGATGAATGTGGCCACCCTGGGCTACTATGACTTCTGGCCTGAACACCCATTTAGATACTTGACCAAGCATAGGAAGGATATAATGATATCCTCCGCCATGTACTCTTATTTATGTGAGAATAAGATTAGTTCCGGTGTCACCCCTGACAACGTGCTTCTCCTTTCTCGTATAATTTTTAGAGACTTTAAGTACTTACCCATAGAAATACTTATTGAGACGTTACTGTTCTTCACGTTTCAGCGCGCAGCTATGCGTTCTGAGATGATGGCTACTACAGTTCCTCTTTCAGATTATTTGAATGCAGGTAAACGCTTTAAGGCGTATCGTGAACCAATGAACACGAATTATGTAGCGGGCATGTTAATAGCCGGCGAGGATGAGATAACCCAGGAAGGATGGTATTCTATAAATTCCGTTGAAGAAGTGAAGCTTTGGGATGTCAAAGGTTTTGTGTCAGTTAACCGGTTACCGTATGTCCCCTCGTCTGAGGAGCACGGTGACGGATTGCGCAGGACTAAACCCCCGGGGTACAAGTTCGAAATGGTTAGGCGTAGAGGATTTAATGAAGGCTGTACCTTCTATGATCCGTACCCATTCTTCTCGTACAACTCAGATGACAGATACGAAAGTAAAAGTTATCAGACTGTTGGAGGGTGTTTCGCAACCGCCATGCAGGTGATAGATGGTAAGCTAACGCGTGAAGTTGAACGATGTTTCTTACGCTTGAGTATGATGAGACCTAACGAGTTTGAATTGCGTCGAGCACAAATCGATGCAGTCACTCCGGCCCTAGTCGATGGGTGCCGCCGAACTGGCGACTTAGATGATAGACTCACCGCTCGCATAATTGAAACTGATCCTGATTACGTGCAAGATGCAACGCATATGTTCCATGAATTAACTCCTTTGCAGATGTTGATTAGGGACACTCATGCCACGTATCAAGCATTGGAAATGGATCCCGCCGACCATGCCGCGATCCTTGCCGACCCACTCAAGGCGATCCATAGGTATATAGATATAATAGCAGGTCCTAAAATGGTTAAAAGACACCAGGATTTGGACCGTTACTACAAGGACGTGGCTATTGCCCCAAAGAAATTCAACATAGTTAAATTTAAGCCCGACGAACCCCAAAAGTTCAAGGAAACGGCAAATAAGAAATCTGTGTTGAAGTTCGGGCGTGCCACTATATCTATAGAGGGATCAGAGTGGATACGAGCTAACCCACCAATGATGTACGCTATGAAGCACATCATTGAGCATGAAATGACCATAGTTAAAATTGCCATTCCGGTCGATGGCCAGAACCCTTTGCTGCACGGGCCGCAAGTAAGGGGGGCTGTAATCGAAATAGACGGCGTCCGCACCGTCACTGAGGTTCTACCGCAGTACGATCTATGGTATCGTGCCGTTCTAAGTGATACCAACTTAGACGATTTGGCTGCAATAGACGCTCAGATGTTTGAGTGGGTTAACTCAGGACCCTTCCGTATGGCTGCCATAAGCCATGGAGATGACATAGACATCCTCAAAAGCGATGGACAGGGCTGTATAGCCGCTGTCGAAGCTGATATAGCTGATAATGATGGATCATACACCGACTCTCTCCTTCGTTTGGAGATGCAAGAAGTTGGGATGAATTGTGACCCACTTGAAGCTTACGCTCAGTTAGCGAATCCTCTCTTACTCATAAATCCGAGTAAGGAGACAGAGAAGATCTTGTTGAGGAGTACCTTGGGTATGATTCGATGCTCTGGAGGCATCGGCACCACCTACGGTAACTCGAAAGGAAGCTTCTTAGTGATCCTGGCTTACGCCCTGAGAGGCCGGGAAGTATCAGTGGAAGTTGCTGCTAGAGATGTAGGCTTCAACGTAACATTTGACGAATTCACCCCGAATGAGTCGTGCTTCTTATCTACTTTTAGATATGATGGCCCTGACTCGCGTGGCGTCGTTAGAGGACAGCGTATGAAGTGCCTCGCAAGCATTGCCCGAAATTTTGGTCGTTGTTCCGGGGATCTCCCCGGTCGTAACAACATCAGAATTAGTGACAGGTGGTTGGAGTATGTGCGTGGTGTAGTGAAAGGATATGTTGGTGAGCCAGACTCACTCTTCCTTAGGTCACTCCGTGTTAAGTACGACAGTCTGAGTCTCACTCGGATTTGTGATAGCTTGAAGTCAAATTCGCTATCGTGCATTGACCGTGGAATCATCCGCCACTATTACAACGACGAAGATCAGGAACGCGGCGCCGAGGAGTACCTCGCGTGTGTCCGCCTCATCCAGTCCTCCCCCGCCTTTGGCTCAGTCATAGCATGCCCATTCATCGATCAGATCATGAAGAAGAGGTATAAGATGGCACCAGTGATCCGTGGATAACCTTGTCCCACGAAAATATAAACAATAAAACAGCCCCAATAGAGTTAGAATAGCAC